GTGTAGCAGATCACCCATTAACAAATGGTGGAACTCTAGACAATGTTGCAGCAGCAGATCTTAACGAAACATCTTTAGAAGATGCATTAATCAATATTGCAGGTTTTACAGATGAGCGTGGATTAATTATTGCACTAAGAGGCATGAAGTTAATTATACCTCGTCAGTTACAATTTGTAGCAGAAAGATTGATGGCTTCTAATATGAGACCAGGAACAGCAGACAACGATGTCAACGCTGTGCAGTCAATGGGCATGTTACCAAATGGTTATGTGATCAATGACTTCTTGACTGATACAGATGCTTTCTTCATTAAGACAGATGCTCCAAATGGTCTAAAACATTTTGAGAGAATGGCTATGGCTACTGCTATGGATCCAGATTTCGAGACAGGAAACATGAGATATAAGGCAAGAGAAAGATATTCTTTTGGTTTCTCTGATCCTCGTGCCGTGTTTGGTTCACCAGGAGCGTAAGCTTAAATACAATTTAAACAAAAGGGCAGTTACATACTGCCCTTTTTTGTGTATAATAAACTAAACCTTGACAGTTACATGGTGTAACTGACATTTGCCAAGACAAGGAGATTGATATGGCTAATACAACTTTTTCGGGTCCAGTCCGATCTGAAGGTGGTTTTACTACAATAAGTAAAGACGCTACAACTGGAGCAATTACTACACAATCAAGCATTAACTCAAGTGGTTTTGCATCTATGGATGCGAATACAATGGCAGTAGAAGCTGGAACTGGTATAACAACTGGCTCTGGAACTATCTACAGAAGCTCTGTTCAAAGAGTTGGTGGGATTATCACAACAAGAATTTTAATTGACTTAACTGGTTTGAGATCAACTGGTGGAGCTGATATTATTGGTGTAAACGGAACTGCATTGGTTTGTCACATTGGTCAAATAACTGCCGCAAGAAATGGTACAATCTTAACAGGTAGCATGGAGTGTTTTGAAGCACCAGCAGGTGGTGATCCAGACATTAACGTACACTCTGCAACAGAAGGTACTGGTGTTGAAGACGGAGCTATTGGTGATTTAACAGAAACATTGCTAGTTAACTCTGGTGACGCAACATTAGGAAGTAAAGTTTACTTTACTGCCGTTCCAGCCGCAGATCAATTCTTATACTTAACAACTGGAGCTGCAACTGATGCAGATTACACAGCAGGTAAGTTATTCATTGAATTAATGGGATATGCAGCTTAATAGGAGGTTATAATGGCAGGATCAAGATCTGACGTAAAAGCCTTTAATGTGAATCAAGGAGCCTCCGCTGCTGTGGTAGGACCTGCAAGATCTAGAATAAGACAAATAGTCGTATTTGGTAATTCTGCTGGTGCTCTTACTATAACAGACGGTAATGGTGGATCTAGCTTGATAGTGCAAAGTTTTCCAACTGGATTACATACTCTTAATATTCCAGACAATGGTATATTAGCAGAGAGTGGTGCGTATCTATCTGCGTTCACTGGCAGCGGTAACAAGTTGACTATATTCTTATCGTAATGACTAGAAAAAGAGACAAACAACCGCCTAAGACAAAAAAATATTTCCGCTCCACTAAATCTGGAGCGGGAATGACTGCAAAGGGTGTTGCTAAATATCGTAGGGATAATCCCGGTAGTAAACTAAAAACAGCTGTTACTGGTAAAGTGAAAAAAGGTAGCAAGGCTGCAAACAGACGCAAATCTTATTGTGCACGATCAGCAGGGCAAATGAAAAAGTTTCCTAAAGCTGCAAAAAATCCTAACAGTCGTTTAAGACAAGCGAGGCGTAGATGGAAGTGCTAAAAATAAAACAATTAATAAATGGTGTTTCTGTAATTCTTGTTGCGGGTTCTATTGTTTGGATAGTTACAACTCTTATTGAAGTAGATAAGAGAACAGCGTTAACAGAAATGAAAGTTTCTGAAAACCACAAAATGATAAAGCCTTTGTGGGAAAGTTTTATTAGGAGAAACACAAATGGTCATGTCGAGAAGCTCGATGAGCAAACAGATTTCAAAGTCCGTTTCAAGTGGAAATAGAAAAAGAAAAAAGAGAAAAAGAAAAACAAAAAATATTCAAAGGAAGTCCTGTTAAGTATTGTTTAAAATGTGGACGAAAAAAATGGTCTTGTAGATGTTATAGGGTCAGTGGATTTGAGGAGTTAAGAAATGCCAAAAGACGCATGTTATCACAAGGTAAAAGCAAGGTTTAAAGTTTTTCCAAGTGCTTATGCTGGAGGTGCCATTGCAAAGTGTCGCAAGGTAGGTGCGGCAAATTATGGTAATAAGACAAAGAAAAAAGACGGTGGTCTTTTAGATGCCATAAAAAATGTTAAAGATAAACAGGCTGTTATAAAAGCATCAAATGGTAAAGCATATAGAAAACGAAAAACAAACAATCCTAAAATTGCAAGAGGCTGTGGGAATGTTTTAAATGAAAGACGTAAAAAAACAAAGATTACATAATGGCTGTTAGAAAAACAAAAAAAGGATTAGCCTTAAAGAGATGGTTTAAGGAGGATTGGAAAGATGTTAAAACAGGCAAAGCTTGTGGTCGTCAAAAAGGTGAAAAGAGGGGTACGCCTTATTGCCGTCCAACTAAAAGAGTGTCTAAGAAAACTCCGAAAACTGCTTCGGAGATGACTTCTACTGAAAAACGTAGTAGAATAAGACAGAAGAATAAATTAGGTCAACCAGCAGGTGCACCTAGAAGAGTAAAGTCGTTAAGAAGAAAGAAGAAGTAAATGGCAACTTCAAACTCAAGAGATTTCGACTTAGATGTCGGTGAAATAATAGAAGAGGCTTATGAGCGTTGTGGCTTAGAGATGCGTACTGGCTATGATGCAAAAACTGCTAGACGTTCTATGAACCTTATGTTTGCTGATTGGGCAAACAGAGGACTGAACATGTGGACAGTTACACAAGACACTAAATCTATTACTTCTGGTACGGCAACTTATTCTTTCGATGCTACTCATGTCGATCTTTTGGAAGTTGTTTTAAGAAATAGCAGTGGTACTGATTTTACTTTAACTCAAATGAGTCGAAGTGAGTATCTAACTATTCCGAACAAGACGACTACTGGTCAACCAAGTCAATATTTCTTTGATAGACAAGTTACTCCTACAATAACTTTGTGGGCAACACCAAATGCTACATATACTCTTGTTTATTATTATGTAAGACGTATTCAAGATGCAGATACTTTAATCAATACAACCGATGCTCCATTTAGATTTTTACCATGTGCTGTCGCAGGTCTTGCTTATTATTTAGCAATGAAAAGAGCACCAGATAGGGTTCAATTATTAAAAGCCGTTTATGAAGAAGAGTTTCAACGAGCAGCAGCCGAGGATGCAAATAGCACTCCTTTAAAATTAACACCTAGCATGACATACTATAGTTACTAATATGGCAAGATACGCAACAGGAAAAAAATCATGGGGATATTCAGATAGATCTGGCTTTCGTTATCGTTTGAGAGAGATGAAAACAGAATGGAATGGATTGAAAGTAGGACCTGATGAGTATGAAGCTAAACATCCACAGTTACAACCTAATCATCCTGGACCAGATCCGACAGCCTTGTATCAACCACGAGTTGACGGAAGGACAGAAGTGACCGTAGAGAATCTTCTTGGTTTGAATCCGTTTACTAGTACAGCTAGTAGTGCCGTGATAACAGTGTTGGAACCATCTCATGGTAGGTCAACAAGTGATACTGTTAGATTTAGAAATGCATCTAGCTTTGATGGATTTACAAAAGCTATACTTGAAAGTGCAAGTGGCTATAGTATAACTAAGGTTGATGACGATAGATATAGTTTTTCTGCTAGTAGTGGTACGGCAACAAGTGGAGTAAAAGGTGGTGGTGGTAGAATTACTGCTGGCCCAGTTACATTGGGGACATAAATGAGTTTTACATTAGCAACATTAAAGACAGCAATACAAGATTACGCAGATAATAGTGAAACATCTTTTGTCAATAACTTACCTAATTTTATTAAAGCTTCCGAAGAAAAAATTTTTAAAAGTATTGATTTAGATATTTTTAGAAAAAATGTAACAAGTGCGTTTACATCATCTGATGCTTTTTTAACAGTACCTGCTGATTACCTAGCTTCGTTTTCTTTGCAGATAACAACGTCTGGTTCTGAAGATTTTTTACTTCAGAAGGATGTAAACTTTATAAGAGAGTATGCACCTAGTTCTTCTACAACTGGAGTTCCAAAATACTATGCACGATTTGACGAAGATAATTTTATAGTAGCACCTACTCCAAACTCTAATTATACACTACAATTAAACTATTACTTTAGACCAGCTAGTTTGACCGCAGGTGCCGACAGTGGTACAACTTGGATTAGTACAAACGCTCCGTTTGCTTTGTTATATGGTTCTTTGGTAGAGGCTTCTATCTTTATGAAGAGTGAGCCAGATACTATACAAAGCTATAATGGATTGTACGGACAGTATTTAGAGAGACTAAAAGACTTAGGTGAAGCAAGAGAAAACACAGACGGATATAGAGTTGGTCTACCATCAAGACCAAGAACTTAGGAGTAAAAAATGGCAACAGCAAATGCATCAACCAATTATCTAGAGAGAAGAATATTACATTATATATTCAAGAATAACTCTCTTAGTTTTTCATCCCCTGGAGATAGTATTTATGTAGGACTTGCAACGGCAGTAAGTGCGGCTGAAACAGGTTCTGTCACAGAGGCAAACTTTACAAACTACGCAAGGCAACAAGTAGCTGCTTCTGGTTGGACAACTATAGGAGCAGATTCAACAGATACACAAACCGCAACTAATGCAGCGAACATTGAGTTTCCAGCATCGGGTGGAACAAACAATACAATAACACATGTGTTTGTTGTAGACGCTTCAAGCAGTGGTAATATATTATTTGTAGGAGCTTTGGATGCTAGTAAGGTTATAGCTTCTGGAGATATTTTTAGAATTAATGCAGGGAATCTAACAATAGAGTTGAAGTAATGGCGTTAGTAATATCAGACAGAGTAAAGGAAACTACCACCACAACTGGCACTGGCACATATACTTTAGGTGGTGCCGTTGCAGGCTTTGAGACGTTTACTACTAATTTAAGTAATTCTGATACAACTTACTATTGTTGTACTGATGGTACAGACTTTGAAGTTGGTTTGGGTACATTTACATCTTCTGGAACTACATTAGCTAGAACGACAGTCATATCTAGTTCTAATTCAAATAACGCAGTAAGTTGGTCATCTGGCACAAGAACATTGTTCTGTACTTTACCTGCGACAAAAACAATAGTGCTAGATGCAAGTGGAAACGCATCGGTAGGTGGAACTGTTACAGCAACAGGTACATCAGTATTTACAAACTTAGATATTTCTGGTGACGTTGATATTGATGGAACACTGGAAGCAGATGCAATCACAGTTAATGGCACAGCATTAAATACTGTTATCGCAGGTGTTACAGTAACAAATGCAACCAACGCAACCAACGCAACAAACTCTTCTCATGTTTTGGTTACAGATAATGAAAGCACAAGCGAAGAAAACTTAATTACATTTGTAGAAGACGCAACATCAAGCACTGGTAATGTAGGATTGGAGATGGATGGAAATCTTTCTTATAATCCTAGTTCTGGAACTGTAACGGCTACAATATTTAAAGGCAATATTGACGCAGTGGATGGAGATTTTGACGGAACATTAGAAGCTGACGCTATTACTGTTGGTGGAACTGCTTTAGCTACAGTTATTGCAGGCACAACAGTTACTACGGCTACAAATGCAAATCATGTAAGCGTTGCAGATAATGAGAATACAAACGAAGAAAACTTAATACCTTTTATTGAAGATACTTCTGCTACTGGAAACGTAGGGTTAGAATCTGATGGTGACTTTGCATATAACCCAAGCACTGGTACAGTAACAGCTACAATCTTTAAAGGTAATATAGATGCCGTAGATGGTGACTTTGATGGTACATTAGAGGCAGATGCTATTACGTTAAATGGCACGGCAGTAACTGCTACTGCAACTTTATCCACAGGTATATCGAACACAAATGTAGCACAGTTTGGATCGGGTGTAGCAGATAATGATTTTTTAAGAGTAGACGGCACAACCATAGAAGGCAGAAGTGCTAGTGAAGTATTAAGTGATATAGGTGCAACAACAGCAGCGTTAGCAGCAGACGAGGCAACAGCATTAGCAATAGCGTTAGGATAATAATATGGCAAATACATTTAAAGTCGTTACTTTTGCAGCCGAGCCTGCTTCAAGCGGAACTCCGTATGTAGTCTACACGGCAGCAAGTAGCACAACAACAATCGTACTTGGATTGGTATTATCAAACATACATACCTCTCAAGTTACTGCCACAGTTAGATTAGTAAGTGATACTGCAAACAGAGCGGTAACAAACAATACGGCAAACGGCACAAGTGTTATTGTTAAAGACGCACCTATTCCAGTTGGATCTGCCCTAGAACTTATGGCTGGAAATAAAGTTGTATTAGAAACTACAGACCAGATTACTGTGGACTGTAGCGTAGCTGATAAGCTATCAGGAACATTGAGTATTATGGAGATCACATAATGGCTTTTATTGGTGTATCACCAGTTACAAACTTTGAAACGACTACTGCCGTACAAAGATTCAATGGCGATGGATCGGATACCACATTTACATTAACGACTGCCGTTAGTTCAGTACAAGATGTTTTGGTTTCTGTAGATGGTGTTGTACAAGATACCGCTGCCTATACTATTCCAGACGGCACAACCTTAACATTTTCAGCAGCACCTAGTTCTGGAACGGGCAATATCTTTGTAAATTATCTAGCACCACAAACTGGCACAGTTACACCAGCCGCAGAGAACAAAGGTAATTTTAAGGCAGGTGGTTTGTTTAGAACTAATGCACAAAACTTGACTGCTAATACTACAATACTTGCCACAGAAAATGCACAGGTAACAGGAACACTTACTGTAAACAGTGGGATTACATTGACCATTAATGATGGTGGAAGATTGGTGGTGACATGAGTACAATAAAGGTAGATACATATCTAACTCGTGGTGGTGCATCAGAGATAGCTATAGATAAACTAAAGGGTGTATCAAGTGCAGGGTCAATGTCTGTTGTTGGAGAAGGTGGTTCAACTACTACCAATTTACAACAAGGGTTGGCTAAACATTGGGTAAAATTTGCACCAGATGCTGTTGCTGATGACAGTTTGAACAATAGTAGCATTACAGATACTGATACTGGTAGATTTACTGTAACTAGAACTAATAATATGGGAAATACTAATTACGTTGGACAAGTAAATGGTGAATGGACACATGGGTCAGATGCTGGTCTTGCTATTAACTCTGGAGACAATAACACCCTTACAACTTCTGCTTATGGATGTATTTTTTATACTTCTAGTTTTGCTACTTATGACGTTGATGGTATGGCAGCTTTATTTCACGGAGACCTAGCATGAGTACAGTAGTATTAGATACAATCACAGGTAAGTCCACAGCAACAACCATAACCATTGGCTCAACACCTGTAGTTAGTGCAAGTGCAAACTCTATGACTATTAGAGGTGAGGGTTCAGCACAGACAAGTATTCAGCAAGGGTTGTTAAAGGCATGGGCTAATTTAGACGGCAGTGGTACAGTAGGAGTTAATGACAGTTTTAACACAACTGGTATTACAGATAACGGAACTGGAAATTATACAGTAACTATAGCTAATGATTTGGCTAATGCTAATGGTTGTATGAGTGGTTATAGTATAATGGATGGGTTAGTTTATGGAGATAGTAGCAACGTATCTAGTGCTGGAACTTTTCAAATGAGAGTTGTGGTTGGTAACAGTAATAGTTTAATGGACCCTGATGAGTTTCATGTTCAAATAGCAGGAGACCTAGCATAATGGCAAACGGAACAATAGCATTTGATACATTATCAACAAGTGGACAGATAAGTGGAACAGCTAAGTCTGTGGATACAGATTATATTGTAAAGGGTAGTGCAAAAACGACAGTAGCTGCAACTGATGCTGCCGTTATACTTGATTCTTTAAATGTTTCAAGTGGAGTAGACGAAGGCACAGGAGATTATAAGTATAGCTTAACTGCTGCTTTTTCTACATCAGTTCTTTATTTGTGTAATGCAGGAATTTGTCTTGGAGCATCGGCTGTTGTTAGGACAAAATCAGCAGAAGCAAGTACGATTCTTTTAGACCTCGCAACAATGAACAGTAGTTTTAGTGCTGTAGATTCTTCTCACTCAGTAGCTACATTTGGAGACCTCGCATGACAATAGAAACACCAGAATTTCAAGGCACACATCTATGGGATAGACTGTGTTGGGCAAAAGAAAAGCTAGAGCCTTACAGAACAGAATATTGTGTTGTATGGGAAGACCCAGAGACACCAGATGAACCTGCAAAAGTGACGCACCCAGATCCTAATTGGATGGCTTGTGCATTGCAGGGTGGTATTTTACCTCCCGTTGAGGCATACTGGGAGTTAAAGAAGGATGAGGCAAAACCAGATTTTGTAAAACATACAAGAGGGTATTTGCTTCACAACACAAAGCCTATTGAGGCAATGACAGAAGAACGAGCTATAGAATATTTAATTATGAAAGATATTCCACAACATGTGTGGAAAGATTACGACAAAGCAAATAAACCTAGAATGGTTATTTGTACTAAACAACAGCTTCCTAGCACTAGAGTATGGCGAAATGCTTGGAAGATTAATGAAGAACTAACCATACAGAAAGAAAAGGTGGCTTAAATGGCAACAACAAACATAGTAGATAAAGATGGAAATAGCATAGCAGCATCAGATGCAACAGTGCCATCAGACAGACATTTTAGAAATGCGTGGTCATTATCTGGTAAAACAATAACAGAAGATTTAACTGAATCTAAAAAAATTTTTCAAGATAAGATTAGAGAAGTTAGAACTCCGTTATTAGCAGCAGAAGATGTCGTGTATATGAAAGCATTAGAAGGTGCAGACACAGATGCACAAGCAGCAAGTGTAGCAAAAAAGAAAGCTCTTAGAGATGCACCTGCGGCAAGTGCAATATCAAGTGCAGATACTATTGCTAAGTTAAAAGCAGCTTGGGATACAAGTGTATTAGGCGATAGTCCATACGCATAGGAGTAACGGATGGCATTAACAAAAGTAATAGGAGCAGGTGTAGGAACTGTAAACGATTTAGTCATTGCTGATGCAGGGAACATAGGCAGTGCTAGTGATACAGATGCAATAGCTATTTCTAGTGGTGGTGTGGTTACTCTCTCAGCATCTTCACAGAGAGCACAAACTTTTGTACTACAAGCTGATGAAGCAGGTGATGGAGCAGCACAAACTTTAACAAATTGGGCTGAACAAAGTGGTGATTACACAAGACTAGGTGCAGCTAATTTTTCTGAAAGTGCAGGCATATTTAGTTCAGCAACTACTGGCACATTTTTAGTTCTTTTCACAATATCAATAAATGCAGAAGATGCTCAAGATGCTTTTGATTCAAGAATAGAAATAAGCACAGATAGTGGTAGTAATTTTACTGGTAGAGCCGTTGTATATAATACTGGTGGCTCGGTAGGTGGTGGAAATCCTTTTGTAGGGGCTACCCATCAAACTATATTTACAGTATCTAACACGACTACGTTTAGATTACGTTATAGACTTGGTGCAGTCAACTCTGTTGCAACCCAGAATGAAATATTGGGCGATGCTAATCAAGCAGAAACCTCTATAACTTTTATAAAACTTGGAGTGATTTAATGGATATGAAGAATCAACTGTTAATTATTTCAGCTTTGAGAGTTCTTAATATAAGAGATTGGTACTTAAAAAGAACTCCTACTAATGAAACAGAGTTTAAAGAAAAGTTTTCAAAAAAAGATGGAAGTGAACCAGATGTAACATGGTCACAAATACAAACAGCATTAGCAGATGGTGGTGTAGTAGCTATGACAGAGTTACGTAAACAAAGAACTGCACTATTAGCAGAAACAGATTGGATGTCAGCATCTGATTATACAATGACAAATGCGTGGAAAACATATAGACAGGCACTTAGAGATTTACCTGCTAATAATAAAACTGCAAGTTGGGATGGAACTACATTAGGCAATGTATCGTTTCCAACTAAACCGAGTTAAGGAATAAACAATGCCATACATAGGTAGATCAGAAAATTTTGGTGTAAGAAGCAGGTTCCAGTATCAAGCCACGGCTGGACAAACCAGTTTTAGTGGATCGGATGCCAACTCACTTGTACTAAGTTATAACGATACATTGTATATGGATGTATATCAAAACGGAATATTGTTAGTACCTGGAGATGACTATACGGCAACAACGGGTACAACTGTTGTATTAGTTCAAGCAGCGAGTTTAAATGATATAGTAGAAATGGTTGTCTATGATGTCTTTACTGTAGCCAATAGTTATACAAAGTCCGAAGCTGATACAAGATACCCATTTAAGGGTAACAATAGTATTATAAGATTAAATGGACAAACAATCAGTGCAGATATTACAATAGATAGTGATGAGAATGGTGTAAGTGGTGGTCCTATAACGCAAAGTGCAACAGTCACTGTTAATGGATATTGGAGTATTGTATGACAAGTCAATTAAATGTAGACACCATTGTAGATAAAGCAGGTAGTGGTGGCACGAATGTAAAGGTAAAAGGCTCTAATTCTACTTATGTAAGTGGAACAACTACACAGAATTTAGTTGATAGTTTAGCTAAATCTTATGTAGCTTATCAAACCACTAATCCTACAGGCGTAATTAGCAGTCAAAGTTTTAATCATTCTTCTTTAACTGATGTTGGTGCTGGAACTACTAAGTTATACGTTACAAATCCTCGTTCTCAAGCAAAATGTCCATCCTCTCACTCTGGGGGAGATGGTTCTGCTGGCTATTCAGCTTGGATGAGAGAAGAAGAGATGACAACAACACAGTATGGAACTGGAACTGGAAATAATAACTTTAGCTCTCAAGATGGTGACTATCATTGTGTTCTTACTTACGGAGACCTCGCATAATGGCTAGTGAACTTAAAGTAGATAAATTTACAGGTGTAACCACAGCAGGTTCTATACTTGTTACAGGTGAAGGCAATAGTACAACAACTAATCTGCAACAAGGTTTAGCAAAGTGTTGGTCGGTAAATTTTACATTAGCATCAAGTAGTGGTGCAGCTGAAGATAGTTTTAATTTGGCTTCAACTACAGATAATTCTACAGGTGACGCAAGTTGTAATTTTACAAATGCTTATGCAAATATAGGTTTTACTTCTCTTGTAATGGCAGGAAATAATGGAGATGTTTTTGGAGCTACAAAATATGCAGATGCAACAACTTTTGCAAGACTTCAGTTATACAGACAAGCCACAACTTCTGTAGTAGATAATGCTTTTTCATTGATTACACATGGAGATTTAGCATAATGGCTAGTATATTAAGAGTAAACACATTAACAGATGCAAGTAGTAATAATTCAACACCTATGGCTACTGTTAATCAGGGAACAGCAAAGGCTTGGACTCACTTTCAAGGAACGTCAACTGCTGCATTAATTAATTCATTTAATATGGCAAGTCTTACTGACACAGCAGCAGGTAGATTTACTTTAAACTTCACAAGTAATTTTGGAGATGCTAGTTACGCAGGTTCTATGATGACAGGAAATGATGGCACTACTTCAGTAGGAAGGTCACAAATGATTGATGCTACTCCTACCACAAGTGCTTTTGCCATAAGAGGTGTAAGTAGTAATGGTGATGCAGATTCTTTAACAGATGACACCAATATGCTTGCAACATTACACGGAGACTCAGCATGACCAAAGCAGCAGAATTAGCAAAGATGGGTGAAGTCCTAACCAATAGTCAGATTGGTGGGCGAAGGAATATTGTTATCAATGGTGCAATGCAAGTGGCACAGAGAAGTGCAAGTGTTACTGGATTAGGTGCGGCAACTGGTTATTTTACTTGTGATAGGTGGCAGATGGCAGAAAATGATGCGTCTGCTGGTAGATTTACAATGTCACAAACTGCTGATGGTCCTAATGGTGTTTCTGCTAACTGTCTAAAATTAGATTGTACTACAGCAGATACATCTATTGCAGCAGGTGAGGTACTTCAGATTCTGCAAAAATTTGAAGGGCAGGATTTACAAAGCATTGGTAAAGGTACAACTGGTGCAAAAGAAATAACAGTTAGCTTTTATGTTAAGGCTAGTGCTGCATTTGATTTTGTATGTGAATTATATGATTTAGATAACGGCAGACAAATATCTAAGTTATTTTCTACTACAACAGGTTGGGTAAGACATGAATTTACATTTCCTGCTGACGTTGATGATGGGTCTAGTCCATTTGATGATGATAATGCTGCAAGTTTGCAATTAAGTTTTTGGCTTCATGGTGGTTCAACTTTTACAAGTGGCACATTAAACACAGCATCATGGGCTAACGCTACAAACGCCAATCGTGCAGCAGGAATAGATAGCTTTTTTAGTAGTACAGACAACAATTTCTTTATTACTGGAGTCCAACTAGAAGTAGGCTCTCAAGCCACACCATTTGAGCATAGGTCATTTGGGGAAGAACTAGCTTTGTGTCAGAGGTATTATGAAGTAACAGGAGCAGGTCAACCTGCTAAAGCAAATAGTACTACTGGTATTTGGTGTGGTTTTCAATTTAAAACACAAAAAAGAGCAGCTCCTTCAATATCCCTTACTGCTGCAAATCAAAGATTTTTTGAATTTGGTGTTGCAAATAGAGATACGAGTAGTGGTTCGTTAGTACAAACATATCTCACTACTAAAAGCTGTTTACTGAGAATAGAAGGATATAGTGGTATTACTGCTGGTAATACTTATTTATCAGGTGGATTAGTATCAGATGAAACAGCAGATACTTTCATAGCAGAATCAGAACTTTAAGAGGTTTATATGAATATAACAAAAGCAAAATATTCAGAAGAAAATAAATGTATTTTAGCAACAATAGATGACACCAAATGGGCAGTACCACTAGACCCTGCTAACAGACACTACATAGCAATCCAAGAATGGGTAGCTGAAGGCAATACAATAGAGGAAGCTGATTGATGTTAGGTGCTTCTACATTTGCTGAACATGCGATAGCAAATCAAGGAGTTCTATTCTTTGGTGTATCAGAACAAAGTGGTATATCATCAAGTGCTAATGCAGGTGTAGGAATTATGTCTGGTGTTGCCACAATGGATGGCAACTTTACAAAAACATCTGCGGGTATACTTATAACAGGTGGTGCAAACTCAGACATGAGTTTTAGTGGATTGCAAAGTGAGTCAACAGCTTTCCTAGTTAATGTAGGTGTGTCTAGTATGGAATCAGCATTTACAGAAACATCAAATGGTATTATGATAGGGTCAGGTGTTGCAACAAAAGATTTTAATGTAACTCAAACATCTGTAGGTAATTTATTGTATGTAGAAGTAAATGCAGGTGCCACGGAAGAAAGTTATACAACTATTACACCTAGTGGTACAGAGACTTATACGCAAATAACTCCGTCTGGTATTGAAACGTGGACAGAAATAGAGGTTTAATATGGCAAGTACATATACAGCAAACACAGGAATAGAAAAAATAGGATCTGGCGAACAAGCGGGAGCCTGGGGAACGACAACCAACACAAACTTCGACATTATAGATGATGCGTTGAATGGTGTTATTACCTTAACTATATCTGGCAATACAACATTAACATCAAGTGATGGTACATTATCAAATGGTCATCACAAAGTATTACTATTAGGTGGCACACCTTCTGGTGCATTTAACTTAACAATAGATCCTAACGATCAACAAAAGTGGTATTTTATAAATAATTCTACTGGTCAAGTGGCTACTGTAAAACAAGGCGGTGGTTCGGGAACCACGGTTACTATAAATAATGGTACATCAGCTATTGTTTATGCAGACGGGTCTGGATCAAATGCGAATGTCGGTACAATATCCACGGATGTTATTGGAGATACCTCTCCACAATTAGGTGGTAATTTGGATACTAATGGTAAGAACATAAACTTTGGTGATTCAGCATCAGCAGGTAGTGACGATACGCTTCAGTTTGGTGCTTCTCAAGATTTAAAAATATATCATCATGCAACTAATGGTTCTTTTATAGTTGATAGTGGAACAGGGTATTTATTTATACAAGGTGGTGCACAGATAAGGTTGCAAAATACTAATGGTGAAGAATACATAATTTGTGAGGGTGATGGTGCAGTAACACTTTATCACAACAATAGTGCTAAAATTGCAACATCAGCTACTGGTGTAACGGTTACGGGAAGCATAGCCAATGCTTCTGGAGACATGACAATAGATGTTGCAGGTGATCTTACATTAGACGCAGATGGTGGTGATATTAAATTACAAGATGGTGGTGTGGAGTTTGGTAGACTATCAAGTTCTAGTAATGATTTTGTAATTTTTGCACCTACACAAGACAAAGACGTTATTGTTAAAGGTAATGATGGCGGATCTACAATTACAGCATTAACAATAGATATGTCTGCTGCAGGAGCAGCAACATTTAATAATGATGTAACTGCTTTTTCTGATAGACGATTAAAGACAGATATAGAACCAATAACAAATGCTTTGTCAAAAGTTATGAGGATGCAAGGTGTTCACTACAAAAGAAATGATATTGAAAATGCCAAAGAACAAATTGGCGTTATAGCACAAGATATGGAAACCATTGTACCAGAGGTTGTATTGACGGCTGATGATGAAATGCAAACCAAGTCTGTTGATTACGGCAAACTATGTGCTGTGCTTATAGAAAGTATAAAAGAATTAAAAGCAGAAATCGATGAATTAAAGAAGAAATAATCATGGCGTTAGCGGGATCAGGAGCAATAAGTTTTGCCAACATAAGGGATGAATTTAGTCCTGGGAGCAACACCTCGGTTTCTCTTAGTGATTATTATCGTCAAGGCAGTAAGATTAGAGCCAAGGCGGGAGACAATAACGCAACTCATTTAGCCTCTGATGTGCCAACAAGTGGTGCTTTAGCTCTTAGTGATTATTACGGAACGGGGATTGGTTTTCAATTTACAATAAGTTCTGATGCTACAAATCAAAACCTATCAACTATCTTTGGTGATGATTACGATCTTGACTATCCTAAACTTGTTGTTATTAACTCTGGTGTCACAGTCGGTGGTACAAGTACAAGCACTCCAGCTATCAATGTTCCCTCTGGTGGAGCAGGCACAATTACTATAACCAATGGTGGTAATATATATGGTAAAGGTGGAGCGGCAGGTGCCGTAGGTGGTGATGCGATTGTTGCTGCAACTGCTTGTAATATTGTCAATAACGGCAACATCAAATCTGGTGGTGGAGGTGGAGGTAATGGTGGTGCTGGTGGAGCAGGTACGACTTCTGTTAATTCAGCATTAAATAATTTTGTAGATGAAGGTGGTGCTCCTTATGGTAGTGGTAACGCACCCGCAAATGACGCACCTTCTTGGTTTAGTGCATATAGTCCTGCTTTAAATGGTGCAGGTGTGGTAGGAGATAGAAAATGGGGAGGAGTAAATAATTCTAATCCTCAATCTGGATCTGTAAACACAACATGGGGATGGCATACATCATCTAGTAATTTTAATGGAGTTCTCGCAAATAGAGGTCCTTTCTATTGTTCTTTTCAACTAGGAACAACTGGTACTTATACTATGACAGGTAGTATAAATAATGGTACTTATGGTAGTGGATATGGAAGTGTTTTAATAAATTTAAGCACTAGTAACACTTCCAAAAGCCAAGGACAAGGTGGTGGTGACTACACTTCTGGTCAAACAGCAAACTTAGATGCAGATACAACATATTATTTTCTTGCTAACTTAACCACTTCGGGTAATAGAAATTTATACTACAATACTTTTTCAGTTAATTTTAATCTTACTACTAATAGTGTTACATCTGGCGGATCGGCTGGATCTGGTGGTGCAGGTGCTAGTTACAATGCTTCGGCAGGGAATGGAAGTTCTGGTGGATCTGGTGGCACAAATGCGGGATCTGGTGGTGCAGGCGGTAATGGTGGTGCACTAGGTGTAGCTGGATCAAACGGTACTGCTGGTGGTAATGGCAGTGGTACAGGTGTTTCTTTTCCATCAACGGCTCCAGTTAACGGCTCTTCTGGATCATCTGGTGGTGCAGCAGGGAAGTATATTAATGGTCAAAGTAATGTTACACTAACAAACAACGGAACAGTAGCAGGAAACATAGCATAATGCCTTTAACAAAGTTAAAATTTAAACCTGGAATTATATCAGACATTACATCTTACAGTAATGAAGGTGGTTTTGTTGATGGTGATAAAGTAAGATTTAGATTTGGTTTTCCAGAAAAGTTTGGTGGTTGGTCTAAATATACAACTAGTACATATGAAGGAACGGCTAGACGATTACATAATTGGGTGTCTCTTGATGGCTCTGATTTCTTAGGTCTAGGGACAGAACTTAAATACTATATAGAAGAAGGTCAGACATTTAATGACATAACTCCAATCAGAAATACTACAAGTGCTGGAGATGTTACGTTTGCAGCAACAAATGGATCAGCTACAATAACAGTTACCGATCCCGCTCATGGTGCAAATGAAAATGACTTTGTTACATTCTCTGGTGCTGCATCATTAGGTGGTAATATAACTGCTACAGTATTAAATGCAGAATATAAAATTGTAGCCTTAATAAGTTCTAACTCATACACAATAACAGCTACAGCTACAGCTAACGGATCAGATACTGGTAATGGCGGATCCAGTGTTGTTGGAACTTATCAGTTAAACACGGGTCTTAACACAACTGTTGGTGGAACTGGTTGGGGTGCTGGACAATGGAGTGGTACAACATCTGGTGCCTTATCAACACAACTTAATGAAGCGTTAGATAATAGTGAGACTGCCGTTGATGTAGATGATGAAACGGGTATGAATACAGCAAACGATGTCATACTTGTAGACAACGAACTTATGCTTGTATCGGCAACCACGGATGATAATACAATGACCGTAGCTCGTGGACATAGTGGCACAGCAGCAGCGACTCATGCAGACAATACATTAGTCAGATTAGCCGTGGGTAATGTTCTAGCCACAGATGACTTTGTTGGTTGGGGTAGTGCAGCATCGATCACGGTGCCCGGTGCACAGATTAGATTATGGTCACACGATAACTTTGGAGAAGATCTAATACTTAATCCAAGAGATGGTGGTTTGTTTTATTGGGATAGAACCAATGGTCTTGGAACACGAGCCGTGGAACTAAGTACAACATCTGGTACAAAGACCAGTGTGCCACAAATAGCCAAGCAAGTTCTTGTATCAGACCAAGACAGACATGTGATTGCTTTTGGTTGTGATGGATTCGGTGGTAGTAGCACAGCGACACAAGGCAGTGGGGTACAAGATCCATTGCTTATTAGATTCTCATCACAAGAAAATCCTATTGATTGGTTTCCGACTGCTACAAACACAGCAGGTGATTTAAGACTTGGTGGTGGATCAACCTTTGTTCAAGCCGTTGAAACAAAACAACAGATATTATGTTTTACAAATAAAACGCTACACGCCATGAAGTTTATAGGTCCTCCATTTACTTTTGGTTTGCAGGAACTATCTAAGAATATAACTATTGCAAGTCCTTCTGCTGCTATTGCTATTGAAGATACTGTATTCTGGATGGGATCAGATACATTTTATGCTTATGCTGGTGGTCAAACACAACAATTACCATGCACTGTAAAAGAAAAAGTTTTTTTAGATTTTAACTTTGAAGAGAGTAGCAAGGTACATGCAGGTGTAAATTCAGAGTTTAGTGAGATATTATGGTTTTATCCGACAGCCAGTAGTACAGAAGTTGATGCGTATGTTGCGTATAATTATTTAGAAAAAGTATGGTATTACGGAACTTTAGCAAGACAAGCATGGCTTGATAGAGGTATAAGAAGTCTGCCGTTAGCTACAGGTGGACAATATTTATATAACCATGAGGTAGGTTATGATGATGATGGATCTGCAATGACATCATTTATAGAATCAGCACCTATGGATATTGGTGACGGAGAAAAGTTCTTGTTCTTAAAAAGAGTTATACCCGATATAACATTCAATGGATCAACCAGTGCAACACCAGATGTATCGTTTACAATGAAGACAAGAGACTTCCCTGGAGATACGTTTGACCAGACAACATCTAGTACGACACAAAGAACGGCAACGAGTCCAGTAGAACAATTTACAGAAAAACTAGATTATAGATTGCGAGGACGATCTTTTGCACTTAGAGTTGATTCGACATCATTAGGAACTAAATACAAATTAGGATCACCTAGAATTGACATACGAGAGGATGGTAGACGATAATGTTAATAACTAGTATCCCACAATATATTCAAGGTGTATCAAACGCTAAAGTTGATTTGACAACAACAAACCTTACAACCTTGTTTACTGTACCAAGTGGTGCTGACTTTAATGCGGCAATCGTAAACTCTATTCTTGTATCCGAGGATAGTGGTAACGCAGACACAATAACAGTGACACTAACTGATACAAGCAATGCAGTCTTTAGTTTATTTAAAGTAAAAGCTGTTGCAGCCAATACAACAATAGAATTATTGACAAGAGATTTAGTCTTACAGAGTGGTGAGATATTAAAAGTACAAGCAGCTACGGCAAATAGATTGCATGTTGTAGCAAGTATACAAGACGTATCGAAGACAAGAGTGACAACAAGTGCGTTAGCACAGATATAGTATTGAAGAAATAACAAATAATTGGTATTATAAGCTATGGGTATATTTAAGAGCATTACTAAAGTTTTAAAAAAAGCAGCACCATTAATTGGTAGTACAATTGGTTTTGCTTTAGGTGGACCAGGTGGAGCCGCAATAGGATCTGGTATTGGATCACTGGCTAGTGGTAGAAGTGTGCAAGATTCATTATTAAACGCTGGATTAGCTTATGGTGTTGGATCCTTTGCAAAAGGTGCAGGATTCACGAAAGCTCCAGATAGTGCAACAGGTATAAGTAAGTTCTTGCCTGGTAGACAAGTAGCAGGTGCTGATTTCGGAACAACTATTGCTCCTAATCTTGGTATTGGGGCTAAAAATGCTATTCCTATGACAGACATGTTAAAGACATCAGGTAACTCTATTTTTAAATTTATTGGTGAGAATCCATTATTAACTGCTGGTGGTGTAGGTACTTTACTGGCTGGTGCCATGGGTGAAGAAGAACAAAAAGGATCAGGAATTAAAATGCAACCTTACCCTGTGGGCAAAACTAGGTTAGGTACTGGACGAATTGGTAATAAACTGTATAATTTAGATGATGAAGAAGAGCGTAAGCAATACTTTGAAGACAATAGAAAGAGACAAGGTGCCGAGGATATTGAAGCACTTGCTGTTGGTGGAGAAGTAGAGGGTCCCGGTACAGGAACCAGTGATTCAGTTCCTGCAAGATTATCAGACGGAGAGTTTGTATTAACTGCAAAAGCAGTTCGTGGTGCTGGTGGAGGCGATAGGAATGTTGGTGCTGCAAGAATGTATGATATGATGTCACAATTAGAAGGAGCCGCATAATGGCAACTCCACAAGAAGTCAAACAAGAACAAATTGTTAGGTTAGCTCCTTTTCAAGAAGATTATTTAGCTGATATATTTGCAAGTGCAAAAGCACTTACAGGTGAAGGCTCACAAATGCCTTTTTCTAAACAACAGTTAGCTAGTTTAACTGATGCTCAAAAGCAAGCAGCAGCAACAGCAATTGGAGGAATAGGTGGTTTTTCTCCATATTTACAACAAGGTAGTAAAGCTATTGGTCAAGGTATTGGTGCTGTAGGCACAGGACTTGGAACTCTTGGTTCTGCTTTGGGTCAATTACCAGAAGCACAACAAGGATACAGAGATCAGCAACAAGCTATGTTAGATGCTCAACAATTAGGTCAACAAGGTATTGGACAAGCACAAGCCATGACAGCTGGTGCTGATTATGATTTTGATCCTACATCTTATCAACAGTTTATGGATCCTTATATGGAGTCTGTAATTCAACAGCAGTATGAAGATATTGCTGAACAGGGAGATATAGCAAAAAACAAAGCAACAGCACAAGCTGTTGGAGCAGGAGCTTTTGGTGGCTCAAGAGGAGCTTTAGAACAAGCTGCAATAAATCAAAATGTATTAGATCAACAAGCTAGAACAGGATCACAATTAAGATCAGCGGGATTTCAACAGGCATCTAATTTAGCACAACAAGCTGCATCAAGACAAGCACAACAACAGCTTGCACAAGCAGGACAGTTCGGTCAGCAAGCAGGTCAAGCAGGTGCACTTGGTTTTCAAGGTGCACAAGGTTTTGGTCAAACTGCTGCAGGTCTTGGTAATCTTGCACAGTTAACAGGACAACTTGGACAAACAACAGGAGCCTTGGGTCAAACTGTTGGACAGTTAGGAACAGCTACAGCAGGACTAGGACAACTTGGACAACAGATGGGTGTACAAGATGTTAATACATTATTAGGTATTGGTGGTATGCAACAACAACAATCACAAAGACAGTTTGATATCGATAGAGCTAATGCACTTGCTGAACAGGCATTGCCATATCAACAAGTTGGTTTTATGTCTGATATCTTTAGAGGTGTACCTGCATTACAGCAAACATATTCAACGACCACTAGACCCGGACCAAGCACGGGTTCTCAATTATTAGGTTTAGGTATTGCAGGTTTAGGTGCAGCAGGTTCAGCTGGAAGTTTCGGTAACTTATTTGGTGGACAAAGGAAAACAGCATAATGAATAATCCTTTTAACAGAAGAATGTTTCGTCAAGTTGGTATGTCTAAACAGCCTATGGGTATTCTTGCATCATCTCCAGAGTTAATGACTACCGCAGAAAAAGCCATGATGCGTGGACAACCTGTAAGAGCTCAAGACGGAACAGTTGTTCGAGTTGATAGGAACAGATTACAAGAGTATCAAAATCCAAACACAGAAAAAGGATTGCAACAAAATCTTCTAAATGCTTTGTCAGGAAAAAGTAGTTTTAAATATTCTAATGCTTTTCCTAGCAAACCAAGTGATAGTCCTCTTGGAGTAGGTATAAAATCTGTTGGCAATTTACTGAATAGATCTCTTCCATACATTACAGACAACCTACTTGCTGCTGGAAAATATCTTGGAAAATCTAGAGACTATGAATTAAGTGAAGAACAATTAGCTAAAAAAATAGCCAGTGAAAACGCAGGTACTCCAGTAAAAATTACTGATGGAAAACTTGGAATAACTAAGGATATACCTCAAGACTATAAAGGATCCACAATGGATGACAGACTAGAAACTGTTGGTATTGATTCTGGTATCTTTAAATCTGGTATGGAAAAAATTAAAGAACAACGATTAGCTGATTATAAAACAGGTGTTGGAGAAAAATTAGCAAAGGTGAAATCTGGAGAAGTCACTAACACGGATGTGAAACCAAGTAAAAAAACTAAAAAGAGTGAAAAAGTTGGAGGAGACACTTTTATTGGTACAGGTAAATTAACTGACGAAAGAGATAATGAGCTTTCCTTAGTTACTAAAGACATCTCTGCTGAACATAGGGTGTTAGAAGAACAAGAAGGAAGAGCGTTACCATTGAAACTAAGCACCATTGGTAAGGGAATGCAGAAGAAAGCTCTTGAAATTCTAAATGATAAGGATATATCAGATGATGAAAAAGCGGGTACTGTATTTGAAATATTAAAAGGCAAGAAAGCTAATCCAAAAACAATTAAAAAAGATATTAAATCTATGTTAGAAGATATGTCTGGTACTAAACCAGGTATAACAACAACAGCTGGCTACAACTTAATGATGACAGGATTGTTGATTGCAGCAGGAGATAGTCCTAATGCATTAACTAATATTGCTCGTGGGGCTGCTCAAGGATTACAAGGATATGGTAAAGCTCTTGAAAAAGAAAGAGCGAAAGAATCAGAAATGGATCTGTTAGCTGGTAAGTTAGCTGTCGGTGAGTTCTTAGAGCAAGAAAAAGAGTCAAGAAAGAAATCTGATTTTGTATTTAGTGAAGACTTTACAGATCAAGATGGTAAAGTTTATAAAGCAGGTGATGCAGTAAAAGCTACAGATGAACAGCTAATTGCTCTTCAACAAGCTGGAATTCGTTTAAAAGATAAAGATTCCTACAACAACTATCAAAAGCTACAAACAGCTTTAGCCAAGAAAAAATTGACAGGCGGTATAAAAGTAGATAGTAAAGTTTTTAATACTGATCTTGGGTTTTTTGCAGAAACTCCAACCATGTTAAAAAACATAAACGAAACAGTTAGTAAAATAGATAAACAAATTTTAGTTGTTTCTGGTCCTAATAATAAAATAACAGGGTTAAGTGGTGCTTTTACGAAATTAACAGGTGATGCTCTTGCAGCTTTTGATCAAAAAGTTTCTCCTGAACAAATGCAAAAAGGTGAATTTGACACAGTTGTTGATGGGGCTCTAATCTCTTTTGCTGTATCTTTATTAGGGGAAGGTGGTAAAACTATATCTAACGAAGAACGAAAAATGTTGTACATGAATTTAAAAGGAGCATATGACGTTAAAAATTCAGTTTTTGCAAAACCAGAAATAGTTGCAATGAAGCTACAAACATTAAGAAATAAAATTGCAAGAATGGGTGAAACTAGAGAAAGAGAATTTGGAGCTAAAATGCTCAAGTATAAAGGTTCTTTGTTAGAAGGAACTAACCAACCTACAATGGATGTTATTGCTGCTAGTATTGGTATAGATAAAGTAAAACCAAAAGCAGAAAAGCCTAGCACTCAACAAAAAATAATAAAGTTAAAGCCTATTGATTTAAACAAAAATAAAAATATTATTACTGATCCAGTAGATGAGGATGAATAATGTCTATAAGAGTTGAATTACCTAATGGATCAATGGTTGAAATTGATACCGATGATGAAGAAATAGCTAGAGCTACTGCTAACGACTATTTAAAAAATAATCCAGAATTTAATGATCCAGACTACGATGCTGTAGAAGGTGGTAAAAATGTGGCTAAAGGTCAAGGTCAATCATCTATAGACATAGGAACAGCTACTTTTGAAGAACTACAAGCCTTTTCAAGAAAAGGTAAAACAGTTGTTAATCCCGCAGATGCTAAAATAGATTATAAAACTGGAATAAAAGATTCGGGTATTAGATACAATTTAGCAAAGAAAGAAACAGTAGAAGAAAAATTAGCTTATCTTAACGATGTTTATGGCGAGGGTAATGTAAGACAAGATTCTAAAGGTGAGTTAATAGTTACTCAAGATGGAAAAGAAGTTGCTGTTGATGAAGAAGGTTTTAGTAAATATGATTTTGTTGATTTTGCTGGACAGGGAGGACTCGCTTTACCTGTCGCAATCGGTGCATCAATTCTAACAGGTGGCTCTAGTATATTATTCTCAGCACCCATCGTTGCTGGATCAGCTTATGGAGCAAAAATTTTAGATGAATATTGGGAGACTCAACAAGGCTATCAACGACAAACCGATGATCAGATAAAAAGAGATGCTCTTTATGAATCTTTATTCGCAGGTGGTGGTGAGATTATAGGTCGTGGGCTAAGTAGAGCTTTTGGCTTATTAATAAAAAGTAGAGGCCCACAAAAAGTTGGAGATGAAACTGTTGATCAAGCAAGGGCAAGAATAAATCAAATAGTTAAGGACGGTGGTCGTCCAACCATAGATCAAGCTACAGGTGCCCCGATCCTTGGAAGACTTCAAGCAATATATGAAGGAGTTTTTCCAAACAGAGGTGCTGCAAAAGCTAATGCTAATTATGTTGTAAATCAAATAAATAGGGTAAAAGGTGATTTAAATCTTTCTGACGAAACAGTAGAGGGTTTAAAAAAAGAATTAAATGATCAGATATCAAAACAATTTGATGATGCATCTTTAAAAGTTGGAAGACAACAAGCCGAAGTACAGTCAATAATTCAAGAGCAAACTCAAAGAGTTATAAGAGCTATAAGAGGTGGGGCTGATGATGTTGAAATGAGAGATTCTATTAATCTTTCTTACAAAACTTTTCAAAATCAAGTTGATTTAATGTATGGAAATGCAAATAAAATATTGAAAAATCAAGCTATAATACCAGCTAAACAAATACTAGAAACATTAAAAGCTGTTGATCAAAAATATTTAGGTATAGGTTTTGATCAAACAAAATGGGCTTCAAAAATAAAAGAATTAACAGAAAATCAAAATGGTATGCTTACAGTAGAAGAAGCAAACTCTTTAAGATCAGCTTTGAATACTGCTGGTTTTGATCCACATCTTGTTGGTGGAAACAACAGTGCTGCTTTAGCTCAAGTGAAATCATCTTTGGATAATGCTTTTAAAGAAGCTGAATTAACTGCTGCAAAAAATTTTAAAGATCCAGCTATAGCTGAAGGTTTTGTTAGAATAAGACAAGCAAATAAATTTTATAATGAGAATGTTGAATTTTTTAAGTCTACGTCAGCAGCTAAATTAATACAAAACACAAAAGAAGGACTAGGTTTTAATCCCATTAAAGATATGGAAGTAATAGTTCAAAACAACAGAGGATCTGATTTAGCTGATTTTTTAAAAGCTGTAAAGGGCTATGACAAACCAGTAGGAGCTAAAAAATATGTAACCGACACTCTTCAAAAGAATTTTGATGGCGTTCAAACCCTTCCTGCTGATCATCCTACAAGATTAACTGTAGAAAAAGAAATGCAAGCAGCATTAAAATTAGCGGATGATGTAAATAATGCTGCAAGGACAGGAGGACAAATTAGCGAGGCTATTAGAAAAAATTTAGGTCAAACTTGGTTTGAAGAGACAATAAGAAAATCTATAGATCCTAATGGTAAATTAAATGGTTCTTTACTTCAAACATCAGTTAGAGCTTTAGGAGACACTAAAGATGTTTTGTTTAAAGCTCAAGAAGCAAAATTAATTGATGATTTTGTAAAACAAGTACATAATTCTGGAGACAATGTTGATGAAGCTATTCTACAACAATTAGCAGATGAAGGCTTACCCATCTCTCAATCTGTTCAAAAGCTAAAACAACTTACTGACGAAGCTGATTTAATTAAAAAAGATAAGTTTCTAAATACAATAAAAACAAAAACATTAGAAGATCCAGATTCAGTTGTTGATTATGTATTTAGAAATGGAAGATCACAGGATATAACAAGATTAAAGAGCACTATTAATACTCCAGAGGGCACTGAAGCTATTGAACAAATAGCTATGCAAAAAATATTGTCTAGTGCAGGTGATCCATCAGGAACAAATTTTATCAAAATAGTTAAGTCAGGAAGTGGAGCGAAGGCTTTACAAACTAAACTAGACAAGATTGGTACTGATTCTTTAAATGCTATGTTCGGTAAAGAAAGAACAGATCTTCTATTCAAATTAGCCAAAAACATGTCTACAATATCTGACGAAGCCATCGCAGGTAAAGGCGGTCTTGCTCCTGCAACAATCGCTGTTGGTCTTTCGTTAGCTGGGATTATAGCAAATCCTGTTGCTGGTCTTTCAACAGCAGCTAGTTTTTTTGTTATGTCTAAATTATTAAGAAGTAAATCTTTCTTGAAAGTAGCTACAAGTCCAAGAGCACCAGGAGCCGACACATTAGGTTTAGCTTTTCAAGAAGCTCATGAAGCGGTTGCACAGTTCGGTGCTGAAGGACTTCAAAGAGGACAAGAAGAAACTCAAGAAGTCGTTGAACAAGCTGTTTCTTCTGCTCCTGTTCAAGAAACACGATCCATGGTGCCCGAAGTAAATGTTGATACTCAACTTAGAAACATATATAATCAGGCTCGTGGTAATGTGAACCCTATCTTAGTTCCAAACCAAGCAACTAGAGCAGCAGTAGGAAGTCAATGATTAAGCTATCAGATAATTTTTCTTTAACAGAATTTACTAAATCACAAACAGCAGAAAGAAAAGGGATACAAAACAATCCAAACGAAATACATACCATAGCAATGGTAGAGTTGTGTCATAATGTATTAGAAAGAGTTAGATCTGCATTCGGTAAACCAATTAATATTAACTCGGGCTATCGAAGTGTTGCCTTGTGTGAAGCCATAGGTTCAAAACCAACCTCACAACATTGTGATGGAGAAGCAGCAGACATAGAAATCTATGGTGTAAGTAATTATGACTTGGCAAAATATATAGAAAATAATTTAAATTTTGATCAATTAATATTGGAATGTTGGGATGGTGTAGATCCTAACTCTGGATGGGTTCATGTATCCTACGTTAATGATGTTGCTAATAGAAAAGATGTACTAACATACACAAGAGCAAATGGTTACACGAAAGGTATTACATAATGGAAGAAGGTCCCTTTAAAAGAGCAATAGAAAAAGAAGATGATGACACAGTAATCATGCAACAATTTATTGTTTTAAAAATAAAAAAAGGACAACTTGTTAAAGAAACACACATGAGAAGTCATACTTTTTTTGGTGACTATCACGATAGCTACATGTCAGAACCCTTAGTAAATATTGGTGACATACCGAAAGAAACAATGCATTAATGTCTACTCTTATCTGTAATTTACCTTCCGTAGATGTATGGGTTAGAAAAGAATATCTAAGAGATCTTGAAGATGGACATGGGGAATTTGTAAAAGGTGTATGGGTTACTGCAAAATCTATTCCTGGTAGAAGTTTTTACTTTGAAACTTACCTTCCTGATTATGGTGCTTTGTATGACAAACTACCTATTTCTGCATTCGTTTCTAGATCAGATACCCCGACTCCAGATATGGATCTTTTCAATCTTCAGTTTTGGAATTGTATGGATTATGGCGTGGTATCTGTTCATAAGCAATTTATAGGCTCGATGGATTTTGAAATTCTTACTAGGGATCATGGTGCAATGATGGGTCGATACATTTGTACGATAGATAACTATCATCAAGATCCAGACGTAGTTGATTATGCTACCAGTGAATCACCAGCGGAACACAAATCATTTAATTTAATTGAATTAAAAAACGGACAATTTTGTTTATACCCTAACAATAGAATGAGGGTTTATGACAATTCTTTAACACCCGAGAAGCCATTGCAACCAGACTTCAAAGTGAGTACAATAGAGTATCAAGTCGAGAATGGTCAAAGATTCAGACTTGGCGATACAGATGAATACTTTTGGAAAACCAAAGATGAATGATAGAGTTTGCTTTAGTCTATATGATAGGCACAATAATAATTAACCAGGATCAAACATTTCCAAATGTTAATGATTGCCTGTATTTTGCTAGACGACTAAACGAACAACCAGAGATTCCATACCCCAATGACAAGACCAGAAAGATCACAGCCTATTGTAAGCCCGTGCCGAAACGTCTGCAAAATAGAAAATAATATTTGTATCGGATGCTTTAGGACTCTTGATGAAATATCTGTGTGGTCAAAGCTATCTAGCCTAAAACGTAGCGAAATTATGGAATCTGCTAAAAAACGAGGCTCTCAGATGCCTCAGAATCGTTGAAACGTAAGGCTTTGGTGTAATACCTACCTAAAATAGTCATCTCTTTTGTACAATTATAATACCCACCGTAGAATTAATTCATGCCTTTTTAGCAATAATATCTTTCATTTTTGCTCTGTTCTCTATTGTTCAGAATAAATGTATAAATAAAAAATGCAGAGTTAAGCACAAACATAAAAAAGGAAATACGAATGTTATCAAATTGGTTTTATAAATTTAAGATAGGAAGAACAATTACAGCTTTACATAGTTTGGATGATGCCACACTAAAAGATATAGGTATACACAGATCAAATATTAGATCTCATGCATATGAAATGTTTGAAAAAGAAAAACCTGTAGATGATCCTATGTCAGAACTACATGATTTGTACGCAAAATCTACTTACTAATCTACTTCGCCCCAATTGTTACATAAAGCAGTGTCAACTTCAAAAGGCACTTTTAAGTCAGGTACACAAGTGGTCATGATTTCTACAATCTTGTCTGCTTGTTCTTGACTCTCTATATTAAAACATAATTCATCATGCACAGTTAGTGTTGGACATAAGCCTTCTTTGTAACACTCAACCATGGCTTTCTTAGTTTGGTCAGCACTTGAACCCTGGATTAATCTATTAAGTGCTTTGTATGTAAAGGCTCTTCTAAGTCTACCTTTACTTCCATATTCTTTGATGGCTTCTTCCATAGGCAAAGCTCTGTTAAATCCAAAGGATACAGGCTCATACATATCAAACCTACATTTACGCCCTAACCAAGTTCTTATGACACCTGTGCTTGCAGCACGATCCATGGCTTTTTCAGATAAAGATCTTAGAAAAGGAACTTTTTTATTATATGTCTCTAAAAGTGATGAAGCTTCGTCTATATCTATGTCCATAACATTAGCTAATTTACCTTTACCCATACCATACATAATACCAAGATTTACTGTCTTAGCTTGTTTTCTAGGAATATTAGCCATATCTGCAACCATTTGATGAAAGTCAGCATTTCCATCATGATACATTTTAACAACGTCATCAATCTGTGGATGTTTATCTACACCTGTCAAGGTGGCACAATAATGAACTAACCATCTTGGTTCTTGTGATGCATAATCAAAGGAACCCCATTTGTGGCCCTCCTCCGGGATAAACAAACCACGAATTAATTTTTTGATCTCAGGATCTCGTGCAGGAATCTGTTGCAAATTGGGGTTACTTGAGCTAAAACGACCTGTAACCGTACCACCACCATCGGAACGAAGGGGATGAAAATCGCAATGTATTCTACCATTATGAGAATGTTCAAGTATAGTATCAACAAATGTCGTATTGGCTTTGTTTATCTCTCTAATTTTTATAATTTTTTTAGCAATTGGATGAGAGTTATTAGCAAGAAATTGTTTTGTAAACATGGGAGCCCCGGACTTCTCTGTGCGAGAATAAGAAAGTCCCACAGCATCAAAGACCTTTGCTACAGATGTGGCGACCCAAGGTTCAACCGTGACTCCAGTTTCTTTGACTATCTCTTGTATAAGTGATTCTTCTATTTTAGTTAAATCTTTTTTAGTCTGGTGTGCTTTTTCTACATCGACACGAACACCTTTTGTTTTCATCTCAAACAGTACAGGTAGTAAACTAGTTTCTAATTGAAAAATGCTTGAGCATTCCTGTTGATTTATTTTTTTACTTAAATCTTCCCAAAGTTTTAAGGTAATCAAGGCATCTTGTTCGGCATACTTACCAACATATCTAGGAGGTAATTGCCACATACCAGATTTAGGATCAACTCCAAACTCATCCGCTGCGGATTTTAATAGTTTTTCATCTTTAAATTTTCCCAAATAGTCACGAGCAAGAGAATTTAAGTTATACCACTTCCTATTTTCATCTAGTAAAGGAGCAGCAATCATCGTGTCTACAATTTTACCTTTGACTTCTATACCCTCTGCTCTTAACCACCCTAAGTCATATAAAGCATTATGAAAAACTTTAGTTATACTTTCGTCATTACATAATTTTTGTAGCCATTTGTAAACTATGTTCTTTGACATATTCCCAGACTTATGTGCGACAGGAAAATACCAAGAACTATCTCCTGCTGCAATAGCAACTCCTATCACATATCCATCTTTTCTTGTCCAACCAGGTCCAAGAGTTAAAAGATTTGAGTCCTTTGTTTCTAAGTCAATAGCAACTGTTTCGTATTGAGATAAATCTGGAAAAGTTTGAGGTGGCTCCCAATCAGAATCTACATTCCCCCAGGAAACATCTTTAATATCTTGATCTAGTAAATGATATTGATCATGTTTTGTCATTTATTATTTCTCCACCGAGGGCTGCGTATCCAATAACATCCGTCCAAGAATCGTCCTTAGATATGTCTTCGGCAAGTCTAGCTACCTTGACACCTATCATACAAGCAACAACTTCTTCTGGTGTAATACGATCATTAAGTTTTTTGTCTAGCAAGATAGTCCATATATCAGCTATACGTTGATGATTCTTTTTTGCAGGTCCGTACTCTTTGGCTCTTTGACCATTAATTAGTCTCTCTGCTTCCTTTAAAAAATATTCTCTGTTTTTGTTTGTCAAAAGGATTCTCCGTTGTTGTATCTAATAATGTGCATTCATTGTGAACATAACTGTCCCAAAATATTGTGCCTTCTTCATTTTTTTGTAAGAACCATATCTTTGTCATATGTTAAATCCATATTTACTTGTTGATTCTATTAAGTGTAATGATTTTTTAGCACGAGTTGCACCTACATAAAAAGTTCTTATCTCAGAATCTTGATCAAGACTTTCCATGCAAGCTCTAGTTGAGTCAAGTAGCAAGACTACATTATCCGCCTCGCCACCTTTTGCTTTGTGTATTGTCGATATCCGAATCCTCGGAGTCCCTGTCAGTATTTTCTCTCCCCTTCTCCTCACTGATGTTATATATGCAACTTCTTGATCCGAGACTTTTAAGACTTTCTGCCAAGGTGTCTCGTGTGTAGCGTTCAAATTGCACTTGTTTATAATGTCGTCTAGAGTATAAGTTTGTTCGGCATCTAAGGACAATAATGCTTTTCTTCCTGATCTTGTTATAATACTTGGATCTAAAATCTTCGCAAAACTTTGTAGTTCTGATGTAGACAAGCTTTTGTTTTTGCATAGTTTAAGCCATACCTCTATTCCATTAATAACATTTGGGGAAACAGACCAACCAGTGCCTTCTCTCCAATAGAGATAGCCATCTTCTTTAAGACGATTACATATTTTGTTCGTAATATAATTAGTTCTCGCAAGTACCAACCATTCGCCACTAGTTAAGTCTACATCAAGTATATCTCGATGCCATGTTATAGTGCCATCTTTTTTAGTGGGTTGCCAATTCTTTGTTTGTCTGGTAGAGACTTTTCTAATAAGACTTTGTGAAAAATCATGCACGGCACTTGGTACACGAAACGATTTTGTTAAGAACAATTTGTCTCTACATGAATTTAAAAAGTCTCTTACATTTACGCCCATCCAAGTATAGATAGCTTGATCATCGTCCCCTGCATAATATATTCTTTTAGAATTAGGAACTAAAACTTCCTTTACCATCTTCCATTGCAATGGTGCTAAATCCTGTGCTTCATCTATTATAAGTAGATCAAAACTAGGAGATGTTCCTTGTTCTATAAACTTTTGTATCATATCAACAAAGTCTAATTTGTTCTTAGCTTCTTTAAAATCACTATATGCTTTATCTAATACTTTTAATTGTTGCCAATGTAATGTGTGATCCCAAGTATCATTGAATTGTTGTTCCAAAGATACTTCTCTAACACGAGCCATTTGAATTATGGACATATATTTATCTCCACCTGCACCTATCTGAAACAAAGGTCCCTCTTCTATATTAAGAGTAGGAGATGATCTAAACTCTAGTCCAACAAGTTTACCAAGTTCATTATAGTCCGATCCCTTAAACACTCTTTTACTTTCTAAACCTAACCAAGTAAAAGCAAGAGAATGTAATGTTCTAAAATAAATCATTTGCTTTGTATCTAGCCCGAGTTCAATAGCAGATCTATCTCTAGCTTCAGTTGCTGCTTTACGGCTAAAAGACATGAATGCAATCTTAGTTGGATCCATACCATCTTGGATAGACTTCTTTATTATATCAATTAATGTTGTAGTTTTACCTGTACCAGGGGGACCGAAGATTACAGTTTCCATTAATTATAACTCTCCCAATCCACAGATTCAGTTCTTTTATCTATATAATCTTTAACCATTTTTATATTTCTAACCATCTCTTGATAGTAAGTTAGTTCCACTCTTTCTTTTTGAGTAAGAGATGCAGGTAGCTTTCTCATTGATCTTTCAACTGTTTTAAAAACATCTAAATACTGATTTAAAACTTCAATACAAATGTCGTGCTTTTTATCACTTCGCATTCTCTCCACAAACTCCTTTTGCATATATTTTGACTGCCTTTGGATGAATTTTCCAAGCCTCTTCCACTATATAATCTTCGATTAATTTTTTATCTTTCATACATTCTTCATATGTTTTAAACTCAACACCAGGGTTCCAAAAATTACAAATTGATTTTCCACCCTTATATCTTGATTCCTCAACTAAAATAATACAAAAAGCTACTAATACTTCCATTAGAAAGGCACCTCCCCTGTCTCAACTTCTATGCTACTTACTTCAACTTCGGAAACAAACTCGGGTATCCACCAAACTCTGACAGACTTCCATTTTCCTGCTGATGTTTTAAATTTTTTAACAATAGAACTTTCTTCATTATTTATTTCTTTTAATCGTTCTTGAACTTGTGCTCTTGTATAGCTATCAAACTTTTTCTGTCTCATATATTCCATTAAAGAATCTAGCCTAAAAAAAGTTTTTCCTTCTTCTACTTCGGTATAGGGCTTACCCAACATGACTTCTTCAAATGTTTGTGCTTGAACACGACCTGTGCAATATGCCTCTAGTATTGATATGAACTGACCTTTATATGTTAACTCTTCGGGGACTTGTATTTCATTACATTTCTCCATGAGATCATTAACTGTTATCTCCCAATCAGAATCTTTTAGTTTCGGGGGCATAACCTTTAACTGTTCCATACATGCTCTTTGAAACAAACGAGGTGCTTGTAATTCTTCTGTTGTTATCTCTAATCTTTGTCCACCAATATCTACAAACCATAATCTTGGCTCTGATAAAATAACAGATAAACCGCTTATACTTGGCATTGATGTAGCACCAATACCTAATTTCATAGTTCTACAAACACCTTGATTACAATGTGATGCCATAGGTTCTTCTTTACAAAGATACTGATATTCTTTTTTCTCTAATGTGTTTTGTATAGCTACAACTTCAGATGCTGATAGGGGTGGATGAAAGTCTCTTACATTATGTTCTTCAAACTTTGCTTTCCAATTCCCTGGTTCAAGCCTTTGTAGAAAAACTCCTAGTTGAAATGCTGTTCTGTTTCTTTCTCCTTCAAATACACCAATAGCTAATTTAGTTCTAAGGCAAGGTATATAATTAGGTAATAAATCAACAGGACCACCTATCGGTAATGTTAGAAAGTCCTTCGGTAACGTCTGGACTTTTTGTATCTCTTCAATGAATTGTTGTAGCGATGCTTCAATATACTCCTCATCTCTTTTGAGTATTGCATATCGGAGTGTTTGCTCTGAATCAAAATACGGAAGATTAATAAAGTTACCAACATCCCCCCTTTCGACAAGAATCTGTTCTTGCTTTGGGAATATCTCGCACCGACCATGCCCAAGTGCTGAAGAAATCTCCGCAGCTTTGTCTCTAAAATCTCCTGCACTCATCCACTCCTTAAAGAAAAAGAATATATGTGCACCTCCAGATTTACTACGGCACACGATACACGGAACTTTAAGTTCCTCTAATTTATCTACTAATTTATTATGATCTAATGGATACTGATCTATATCTAAAGCACCAAACTTACATTTGTTTTCTTCATTAATAGGTATAGCACCAACACCTTTTGTGCCTTTTATATGACCTTCTATTAATTGTAATGTAAGAGGATTTCTTACTATAAATGATTTTGCCTTTTGTTTTCCTGCGGTACGTTCTTGTGATACTTCGGTCTGACCATGAGCCGTACTAAAACCAATAAAGGCTTGTAATAATTCTTCTGCTAAATTCACTCTTCACTCCATAAAGAAAAGAGCCGTGACTTGGAGGACATAGCCACGGCTCTGATTAATTAAAACGGTATTTCGTCATCTTTCTGTGCAGATTGCATCTCATCCGCAGGGGCAGAAGCCGTTTTAATTTCTCCTTTCCTAAAACTTAGGTACATAGTTCTAGCCTCTAACATCATAGCTTCTAGTTCTTTAGATACCTCGGTCATTCTTTCGATCTTATAGTTATACCAACTACCTTGATCGTTACTCTCTGCAATGGTTTGAATATTCCATGCAGTTCCGTATAGTGGCATAGGCTTACCCGAAGGTAATCTTATACCATTCTTTAGAGTATTCCATCTACGAGACACTTTAAGTTGTGTCTTCTTCATATCAAGAATAGCAGGGGCTCCCATCTTAGTCTCGGGATCCATAGCCATCACAACATGTTGATGAGTTCTAACCAACTCATTCCCAGACGGCAAAATCTCTGCAGCCCCTTCACGAGTTGTAAGACCAATGTCTTTATCATCGTGAGATAGTTCTCTTATAAAACCACCACCACTTGATCTTAGTGCAAACTCCAAGAACTTCTTCTCAAAGAAACAAGGTACAACGATCACTCCTTGATCTGCCTTGTATACTTGTTGAGAAACAGTATTGAAGATATCCCCCTGCTCGGCACCCTTTATATATAAAGAGTCCTGCTTATTTAATTGAGGAGACAATGCCTGCAAAATCCTTATAAAAGGTATTTGCATATCTTCCGTACCAAAGTTCTCAAGTCCTGCCCCTGCCTCTTCCTCTAGTAAAGATGAAAGATTCGGGATAACTACATCTGTAGTTACTTTTTCTGCTAGTGCATTGCTCATTATTTAGCTCCTTTTATTTTTGCACGATTACCAACATAAATTCCGAACATATCAAAATCAATTTCTTGATTCTTCTCTATTCGGTTCTTCGCCCAAGTCCTTAACGTCATTGGATGTATATGAGTCTTTTGAGCAGGGGATAATCCTTGATTGCGTAAATCATCAACCACGGCTCCCGCTACATTGTCCTGACCCATTCCAAAGCCGACAACAACTTCGTTCTTAATTATATCGCCTTCGCCAATAGAACGAATGAAACCAAAAGCTTCACTCTTCCTATCCTCAGGAATACGAGCCGATACATATTTTTCTATAGAAACTTTGTTGCCGTCAACAGTAAGACTTTCAACACCAATCTCTTCCATTAATGATGGAATATCTTCTTCATCAATGGTTCGTTTTTTGTATTGTAAGTCTTTAAGATATTGTTCGGCATCTTTGACTTGCTTATCAAGATCAACAGATTGCCGAATCAAGTTAGATAGCTTAGAAGAACCTTCCTTGCTAACTTTATTAAATGCATCCGGGTTGGCTACATCTTCTTCAAAAAGTGAAAACACATCACTCATCTTTCTCTCCTTCTAGTTTAAAGTTTATACCCTTCGGTATTGGTTTAAAGGTTTTACCCTCTGGCTTCTTGTTTGTCAACAGGATTTGTCTGACTCTTTTTCCACAAATATTCTTGTTTTGTGAGAAAAGAAATTTGACCACCTATTGATCTTTCATTGTCTTCCGACAATTCTTTTAGCATGTCCCATGTCTTAATCGGAACTGCTACTGATTTCCATCTATCTGGATCCATGTTAATCGCCTCCATTTCTAAGTTCGGCTGATATAGTTGATTCATGTAAATCAGACTCCATTAAAATTGTTCTATGAAGTGTGAGATCATTTTTTGCCTCATATTCGTTTTCTGCTTCAACAAAATACTCTTGAAGAGTTGTTTTAACTACATAAACTCTATAATCTTTTTTCATTGTTTACTCCCTTTTCTTAGTTATGCCTAGTATTTTCTATATTGTCAAATAAATTCTCATCTTTTTTGATAAGATTTTCTGTTAAAGAATTTGTTGATTTAAAACTTTTATTCAAAGCTTCAGACCAGGTTTTGTTTGTTATACCTTCAGTTTGAAAATCTCTTCGGTGTATCTTCTTAGTTACCATCGGTATGTCTTCTACTGCCTTAAAGATAATTGATTCATCTAAAAGTGACACAAAAGCAAGTATGTCGCAGTCTTCTTTTTTGTACCATCTCTTCGGATTTGCACCCCTAGAACAACTAAAGCTAAATAAATTTTTCTTTGGTTCTGCCATATCTTCAGAAGATTTTACCTCTATCCTTTGTGAAAGTGGTAGTCCATTACCTCCAATTGCTATAACATCTGTGCCATCGTGTTTGATACTATATGCGTATATCCCCATTTTTGCTAAGACATGCACAGTAAGAGATTCACCTGTGTGTCCTATCATTTTCATTCCATCTGCCATTAGTCTTTCCTTTAGTAAAGTTAAATTTTTAGCCACTCGGCTACTTCTTCTCCTAATGTTTTCCCTGCTAATTTTTCTTTCTGCAGCAGAGTTTTTACGATGTGAACATCAACTGTTTTTGGTGCTATTAAATCAACATATAAAACAGATTTATGTTGACCCATTCTATGAGCCCTATCTTCCGATTGTATTCTTGTCTCTAAATTAAAGTCGTTAGAATAATAAATCATATTAGTTGCTGCGTGTAAGGTAATACCCATGCCACCGACTTGAGGATTACCTACGAAGAATCTAGTTGTTGTATCGTTTTGAAATCTGAAGATTGCATCCTCTCTGTCTTTTTGTGAGGTGTCTCCATAATAAGTGACTGTGCTTCCCGATCCATAGGTTTTGATTAATTCTTTCTTAATCTTTTTTATGTCATGACGAAACCTAGACCATATAATAATCTTACCTTCCATTTCTTCAATGACTTCCATCATCGTATTTATTCTATTGTTAGCTATCTCAACTATCTCTCCATCATCGTTAACTAAATAGCCACATAATAATTGTTGAAGTCTAAGTAATCTTGTCATTACTTCGGGAGCACTAACTAAGCCACCATCCTCTAAGAAAGCAACGGCACTTTCTTTCATTGTCTTATAGTGTTGTTGTTGAGTTGATGTTAGTTCTACATCTCTAGTAGTATATATCTTCGGTGGTAAATCTAATGCTTCTTTCTTTGTTACTCTGAAAGAAAAGTTTTTTAATTTATCGGATAGTTCATCTAAGTTTTTAAAACCAACCACTTGTTGAAAAGTATGAGCACCCATTCTTTGTTGCTTAATGATTGCATATCTACCTTGGAAAGCCCAATAGTTATCAAAGCCTAACAATGAATAACTTAGAAAAGAACATTGAGAAAATAAATCTAATGGAGACTTAGTTACAGGAGAGCCTGTAAGTATTCTCTTATACAAAGCACTTTGTCCAAACATCATTAATGCTTTTGTTCTTTTTGCTTTCGGATTCTTTATAGTTGTCGATTCATCTATAGCTAATAAGAAGTTACTTCTATGCACAAAAGATTCTAAATACTTTACTGCTTTTGTTGTGGCAAAAGATTCTATGTTTACTAATAATATTCTAAACTTATCTCTGTTCTTTACACCTTCCATTAATTCAGTCTTTTGTTTCTTATTTGCCATAGCCCTCCATATATATATGTTGGGATCAACATCATCATGTAAGTGAGTTGGTATTTCTGAATTTTTCCAATTCATATAAACACCTTTCGGTGCAACAATAATAGCCGTGTCTATTTTTTTGTTTTCGTTTAACCAGGATATATTATCTAATAAGACTTTTGACTTGCCACAACCCATTTCCATGAAGTATGCATAATTTTTTTTGTCAAAGCTTCTCTTCAAAGCCTCCTCTTGATGAGCATACGGCTTTGTCTTGTATTTAAAATTCATCTTGTCCCCTTTACTTATATATGTCCTCTGTCCATGCTAGAGTTGATGCAGCCGAAGACCTTTCTACATATTTTTCTTTATATCTAGGTTCGGGCTTCACGGCATCGGGATGATCTGTACCTCTCCAATCTGATTCGGGTAGTTCACTTTCTTCTTCTGTTGTCAAGAAAGGTCCCCAATACCCATTACATCCGTCTAAAGAATTACGTTTCTCTCTCTTCCACTCCTCAAGCCGTGCTATCTGGAGTATCGTTTTCATCGGTGTCCCAATCTGGCTCGAAATGGATTGTGTATCGTGCCCCAGACTCCACATCTTTTTCGCTACTGCTACTGCTAGGTGCGGATGGTTTGGGAAAGTTGATGACGTTATCTCCACCGATAGTATGTATTTTTTGTTTGCCATTCTTAGTGCTCTTCATATTCTTCCTCCTCTTCTAAGCCCTGCATGATAGCGAATCTTGCATTTTCTAATGCCCACAAGACATCGGCACTACTCTTCATTGTTGTTATCATCTGTATCTGTCCGTCTTTAGTTGATCCCATCACAACAATCTCTTCAAAAGAATGTGCAGCAAGATCGCAAACAGCTTCAACAGGTTTCTCTGTCCTCTTTATTTTATAAGGAAACTTTATTATGTTGTCACTCATTTTAATTGTGCCCCTTGGCAACAGTCATCCACAATACTGTGGCACAAGACACATTGTTCGTGTCCATGTACATTCATTGTCTGCAATGTTCCCTGACATCGGGGACATCGGGGGAGACAATGAGACTTAACTTCGGGGGTCACTTCGGGTTCTTTTTGCCATTCGTAATCTACTTCTTTAGTCATTTTGTTCTTCTCCAAATTTATCCTCCTATTAATTCTTCAAGTTCGTAATCACTTAATGTTTCCAAATAACTTGGATCATCAAATGGATCAAGAGGTTTTACTTTAGGTTTGCTTATCTTTACTTTTTCTTTTACAACAACTGTTTTTACAACTGTTGTCTCTGTTAAAAGTTGTTCTATCGTATTAAATCTATATCCACAAGCACTACACTTACGTCTTCGTTTAATGGCAGATGTTTCTTGAGGTCTACTATCCACAACAGATGTAGAACTATTACATTTTTCACAATTCATTTTTTCCTTATGTCCTCTCCATTGTTTTATCACATTTATATTGAATTTTATAAGGTGGTGGCACAATACTTCTTACTGCGTCTACCATCTCATGAATCCTACCCATACATTGCTCTTCAGTAATGTATCCTTTTGGGGCGATCATGTCATGAATCTCCCAACAATTTTCATCAGTTCCCGATACAGGGTACAAGGTGCAGATTAATATCATTGCTTTAAACATTTTTAAAAACACCCTCCATATGAAACAATAGAACTTCTTTTTTCTATTTTATATCTGTTCTTCAGTTTTTGTTTTTCTGTACTGTATTCTTTCCAACAAGATGTCGAAGTGTTGTACCTGTTTACTATTTTTGTGTCACAGATTGACTTACCTAATTCAACCCAACAGACAACTATTATTGCCTCTACCATTTTTATCCTTTCAAGATTCTTCGCCAATAAGTTCTTAAAGAATCTGCATAATAAGGATGACCATCTTTTTCATAATCTTTACAAACATCGTTGAGGACTGTCTCAATTTTCTGTACGGCTTGTTTCCAAGAAACATCCGATCTAAATATAGGATCATGTTCTAATTGAGTTTCTTGTAAATGATTATCTTCCATCATACTCTCCTTGTTTTCCTTTTATTATACAGATACTCCCATAAAAGTATATAAAGTGATAGATTTCCGTAGATTTTGCCCAATAATAATTACGGCAACGAACATTCTCCTTATAAAAAACCACGAAAAGATATGTGGGTGGGTTTAATATAAGACATCTACAGCATTTAAGCTAAACGATACTCTATCTTCGCACTAGTTTTCCAATCAAGTTGCCAACCACTTAACCAATTCTTATTCCTCTTTCCTGTCTTTAATTACCCTTAACAATTCATTAGCTTTGTCAAATCTATCTTTTACATCTATTGGTGGTTTTGTTTCATCACAATCATGAAAATTTAATACATTTTGTAAATCAAGCACTAAGTCAGACAAAGCAACTTCAATCACATTAATACCTAAATCATCAATACCTAATATATCCACTTTATTTTCTTCAATATAAGACCTATATATTTTATTTCTTGCTTCCATTATAAACTCCTATTAATTGCGTTAGCTATTATCATTGCATTTTGAGGACATATGGCATTGCCTAATCCTTTAATTCTGTCCACCCTTTTGGGTAACCCATCAACCACTCTGTCCACACAGGGTTCAACTTTCCAGATGGTTTCTGGGGATCTTTGATCTTCGCACAAAGGTATGATCTCTTCTCCATGTGAATCTGACTCTTGCTCCCAACTGCTCCACAATCTTTGTACTCCGAGGCTCTTGGTGTCGGAAAACTCTCCATGTGATTCACGGCATCCCTCAACTTCACTCCCCAACGAACTCCGTCCTTGTTCTTCCTCGAGAATCTTCCGTTGTTGATCTCCACATTCGATGCCATTCCCCCCTCCACATCCGAGGCTCTCGGAGTCGGATATAGTTTGACTGTGTTGGGGTCTACTTGCTCCCTTAGATTGCTCGGTCTTTTTCTCCCCTTTCTGTGTCCATTCTGCAATTTCTTCGTTGCC